GGCAAACTTTCATCCGTACTAAAAAAATCCCTAGCGTTATCTGCAATCGCCTTGCGCCTACGCTTGTCAGTCTCGGCACGTCGGGCGTTTAGGTAGTCGGCCCCGCGCTTCGCATTGCATGACTTACACGCCCCTACCCAGTTAGCCTGGTCAGTCGGGTCGATGCCCTCATCAACCGGGATAACGTGATCTACCTCATTGGCCGGCGCGCGCTTACACCACCAGCACGGCCCATCCCACGCGGCAAGGAATGCACGGCGGTTACTCCAGTAACCCTTGGCCTGTAGGTCTTTGCGTTTCTGCTTAGGCATTCACGGGGATGAGGTCGGCATCCTTCATCATGTATTCCCTCAGTGTGGCGTGGTCGTGCTGCTCACTGATGGTAAGGCTAGACCACCATGCACTGAAGGTGATGCCCGGTTCCCATACGTCGTGGGCGTTGGCCTCTTGTGTCGTGACTGGGAGCCCTTGCCTCACCTTGTCCCTCGTGCCTTGTGCCATCGAGTACCGAATGGCCGGCGCGTCATTCAACCGTGCCCGCTGTGCAGTGAGGATGCAGCCCACTACCTCGTGAGGCCCGGGCGGAACCGTTGGCCCACCGTCTGCCTGCAGGGTTGGCATTGACTCAATCAGTGCAGTGGTTCCCGCATAGAGGTCGGCAACGTCTAGGCGTTCGGCATGGCGCATCAGTGCCTGCCCTATCTCCTGGCGTAGTTCGTCTGCCTTGCGTAGCCGGGCATACACACCGGCCAACCTGTCGACGGTATCGTGTACGTCTGCCTTCGTAATCATGCTGTTCCCCTTAGGTCAACATCCGCGCGCGCGGGTTTCTAGTCTGACGGTAAACCTACCCCTACCCCTCCCACCCTAGGTTTCCCTAGCCGCGCCTCCGATGATTGCCAGCGCGTCCCGGCATCTGCTACCCCTGTCTGTCGCCCGTAGTCCACGAACGTCCGTCCCGCATTCTCTGCGTCAGTTGCCCACCGTGTACGTTCGCCAGCGGCTAGGGCCTTGGTCTGCATGTAGCGGGCGGTGATGGCGTCACGGGCCCGCGTTGTCTGTGAGGTCTATCAGATCAAACGGCGCGGCTTAGTCTGCGCATCACGGCGGCAATGTCTGAGGGTCGCCACAAGTACCACTCAACATGACCGGCGAGCGTGTCCCGCCATTCTGTCTGTGCCGTTGCCATGCGCCCTGTCTCTGTCTTTAGTTCCGCGAATATCACCCCCTTCGTGCGGTGCGCCAGCACAAGGTCAGGGAATCCCACTTGCCCGGTGATGGCCGTCATCCACCTGTCGCCCACCTGGGCAGGCCGAGAGTGCTGCACCATCCATCCGAACGTGCCTGCCAGCTCAACAACTTGCGCCTGCCATTCTTTCTCACTCATGGGTGGCGGGTACTTAGAGAGGCGGGGGGTCATTAGCCGCCGCCTTCTCGTTCGCGCTCACGGCGTTCGCCCGCTGGAATAGTGAGGCCTCAATTTCCTGCACCCGGTCGGGCGTGAGCTCGCTGAAGCGGGCGACCCCGTACATAGCCATTGCGCCGTTCACGAGGTCCTTCCCATGCTCATCGACTAGCGCCTGGTAGGCGTCTTTCCCCGCGTCCTTCGTGTCGTGCGTTTCCTGCACGGGACTGGGTAGCGGCGTGGCCTTCGCCTTACGCGGCGCGGGCTTGTCCTTCTCCGGGTGGTCTTTCATCCACAGGGAAAGCCCGATTCCAGCGCGCATTCCAGAATTCCGGATGGCATCGCCGATAAGCTCCTTCACGGCGTCCCCTTTCCCCGGCAGGCATGACCCGTAGCCCGGTCGCCGAACACCACACAGGTGAAGGTAAATCCACAGTCCTACGGGTCGCCCCTGGTCGTCAGTCACTAGGCGCGGTTGCCCGTAGTCGTCGAATGACATTGGCTCCCACCACCAAAGGGGGTCGCATTCCAGTAGCGCCCTAGTGGTCGCGGCGTGGCCTAGGTACTTCAGCTCCACGCCCCCCTTCGGGATTACGTCAATCATCTCGGCCGGCGGTGATGCCCATTCGGCGAGCAGTTGCCGCAGCGCTTCGCGGTCGTCTCCGTGAGTGTCCATCAGTTCCCCTTTAGTATTTCCATGACGCGTCGGCCGACGACTTCCGCCACCTGCGGCACCACGGCATTGCCTAATCCTCTAAGTCTGTCCACCCGGCGGGGAATCCCATTAGCCACTCTACCCACTGAGGGTTCAACTGCCCAGACTGGACCTCCGCCACTTCCGTTCTGAGATTGTTCCCGCCGCCCCTCTTGCCCCCCGGCCCCCCGGTCGCATCGCTGGTTGTCGGGGTCGGCCATAACCGCGCTGCCATCCCTAACGGCATCCCCCCTTGTGCAAACCGTGTCGAATGATCCTGTGTTGTCGCCGTTGGCCATATCCCTTCGGAATTCGGCCCGCGATGTAGCGATGATGAATACGCGGTCGCGGCGGTGAGGGGCGCCAACGGCGGCCGCTGGTATGCAGTCCCATTCCGCGTCATACCCGCTCGCGGCCAGGTCACTAAGGATTCCCCCAAATCCGTGTCGAAACAACCCTGTAACGTTCTCCAGCAACGCTGTTTTGGGTCGTAGGATGCGAATGAGTCGCCAGAATTCGGGCCATAACCAACGGGGGTCGGCGGTTCCAAGTTGCTTTCCGGCAACGCTGACGGGCTGACAGGGGAACCCGCCGGCGAGGACGTCCACACGGGGGGCATGTTGGCCAATGTCCGAAATGTCGGCATAGCAAGAAACCTCCGGCCAGTGTTTGGCAAGAATCTTTTGGCACCATTCGTCGCGCTCGCAAAACCACGCGGTGCGGAAACCCACTCTCTCTAGCCCGAGGTCTATGCCTCCAATGCCGGAGAATAGGCTTCCGACTGTCGGGCGGTTATCCAACATTACCGGCAAGCCACGCGCACAATGGCGCGGCGAGCGTGTAAGTAATGGCGGCCACGATGATGACCCCACTAATCTCGAATGCCCAACGGTTGATCGCCCTCATGCGGCATCATCCGGCCACTCAACGGACTCATCCGCCGGGCTGATGTAGGCGCTCGCGGGCCTGGTGGATTGCAGTTGCCGCATACGGGCTTTGGCCGCGAATAGCGAAACTGCGGGCGGCGTGTTCTGCGGGTCAGTCACCGCTAGCTCCACCATTAGCTCACGAATCTCAATCAGCGCCTTCGCGGCATGCTGCTCAATCGCGGCTAGCTTCTCTTGCACGTTCATTTTCATCCCCTTGGTAGTGGTGGGCCGGGCGCTGGTACTTAGCTCAACACCCGGCCACCTGTCTAGACGCTACTCCCGCGCTTTGTGACAAGTCTAGAAATGCCTAAACGCGTCCCACTATGCGAAACACGCGCTAGCGCTTATCGCATCCCCAGCCCCACCCCGCGCGCGCCCATAGGCGATTCGCCGTGACCATCTGTTGACGCCACGTTGCATCGCCCGCGTTGTCGGGGTAGCCCTTCGGCTTGTAGGCATCCCACGAACCGGAATAGAACCCCAGACCGCCCTGGTATCGAGGTCCTCGATGCTTCCAGTTTACGCCGCCGTAGCCTTTACCTGGCTGCTCGCACCTGCCGACCTGTAGCCATAGGTCGTGATTCGCAGGGAGCGGGGGGCGTGGTGCTGCTGCTGCTGGTACTGCGATGATCGCCACGGCAAGCGCGGCACCGATTGTCCTACGCATCTGGTTAGTCCTTACTAGGGGACACGGCCTGCCACGATCTCAGCACCGCGACTAGCGCGGTCATGCCTGCCGAGATTGCAGCGAGTAGGGCGGAAGGATTACCACTCGCCCAGGTGGTGCAGAACGCCGCCATGACGACTGCCGCAGCGGTGAGCCCTGCGATGGTGCTGGGGCCTACCTTCGGGATCACGATGCTTTCTCCTGCACGTAGTCGGTCGGCTCTGCCGGTGGCGGCTCGATGACGTCGGTACCTGGTGGCAATGCTTCGGGGGCCATTTCTCAGCTCTCCTTGTACGTCTTTTTCCACGGGCGCGCGGTGATCTTGTTGGCCGCTTCGTATGCCTTCATCTGATCGTCGCGGATCGCCTTGCCGGTTTCGTACATCCACGGGCCGAACGACCAGTGCGAGTAGGTACCGGGAGGGCCGGCGCGGAAGGCGTAGGGCGATGACGTCTCAACCTTCACGGCTTGCGTCCACTGGTCGGGGTTTGCCGCTGCGTACTTTGCGAGCTGCCCGTCGCGCTGTTCCTTCGTCGGCCACCCGCCGTAAAGCTTCACGCGCGTGTCGTCAAACCCATAGCCGTCCTCCACGGCCGCGGGCCCGGGCTCACCAACGTCCGGCAGGCTGATCCGTTGCCACCCATCGGCCCATGAGCGCGTGACGCTGGAAACCGAATCCTGATGGTTGCCCTCGATGCTGGTAAAGAGGTTGCCCGATTGCAGGGACGCCACGAACCCGATATGGAGGCCCGGGATGATGAACATATCCCCCGGCTTCGCCTTGCCGTTGCCCGGGAGTAGCCACCCTTTCGCCTTCGCCTTATCGGCGGTGGTCTGCGTACTCGGGCTCATGATGGACTTTGCCGACGTCTTATACTTTGACGCCGCGTTACTCGTGGCGATGCAGTAGCCGACGAATGAGTTGCACCACGGGGTGCCTTCAAGGCCATAGAACGCTTGGCATTCATCCACAATTGGGGCGCCGGACTGATTGGGCGCGCCCTCATGCCCGCCGAGGTAGCTAGACGCCTTGCGTAGTGCTGCCTGTCCGTTGCTAATGCTCATGCTTGCCCCCTAGTTACCATTGCAATGATTATGGCAGTGATGGTGCCACCCGCGACCATCCAGAGAATACGGGAGGTGGCGGCCACGCCCTGCAAGCGCGCGCGCCACAATTCGATCTCCCGAACGCGGCCGTTTGTCTCGCGCACCATGGTTTCGATGCGTTCAAGGTGCGCCGTAATCTGAGCGGCCTCATCGGGGGTCACGCGATGCCCTGCACGGTAAAATGACGGCTGTAAATGCTCGCGCTGCCGCTAGATACTGAATACTGCTGGTAGAAAGTGTTTAGCCCCGCTGTGAGGCCGGTGATAATGCCTCCGCCGGAAATGCTGCATTGTGCCGGTGATGCGCCGTACTGAAACGTGCCGGTGCCTCCCAAGACGCCGCTAGCGGCTGTTGCCGCGCTACCGATAGAGACATAGACCGCATTAGTGGTGGAAGGCACAGTCCAAACACTGCTAGACACTAGAACCGTTGTCCCGGTGCGGAGTGTCACGGTTGGCACGGTACCCGGCGAGCCGGTCAAAACGGACGAGCCGCTGGTCAAAGCAGTCACCCCGGTGGCGCTTTGGCTTGTTCCTACGGGCGTGACCGTGACCCATACGGTGCCGTTATAAAACGTCTGTATGCCTGTAGGGATGTAGGTAGTGCTACCCGCCGCCGTAGTCTCGGTTGATCCCGTGATGTAGGCCCGCTGTCCCTCAAAGGGCGAGGTGATCGCGGCATCCCGTAGGGTTTCCGTGGTGTAGATAGGTCCGCCCGCGAGTGTGTTGTCGCGCACGTTGGTGTTGAGGGAGGCAGCCGTTAAGATTGCTCCGGCGACGAACGTACTAGGTGCGGTCCATGCCATGGTTAAGCCTTTCTAGAATGCCAGCAGGTTGTTATCAAGAATGCCAAATATGTCGCCGTCCAACGTGAAATAAGCGTTTCCGTCGGTACTTTCAAAAGTGTATTCGACAACGTGACTACCCGGCGTAATGGCATGTTTAATGCCGCTCACAATCAGTGTCTGCGTAACGCTTGCCGGGGAGCCGACGCTGTAGGTTTTCTGCACTGACGCTATGCGCGTGAGGTCGGTCGAGAGGGCCGTCACCTGATCGGCCGTCGATAGCGCGGCCAGCTGCACGGTGACGCCGGTAAACCTCAGCACGGGGTCCATATAGCGCCCCAGCAGGTAGTTCCCCAGTGCGGCCGTTTCGGCAACGGTGCTATTCAGCAGGTCCAGCTTTGTGAGCTGCTGCGCCTGGTACAGACTGATGCTGTTAGCGTTGCTCGCCGTGGACGCGGCGACACCGGGCGGGGGCGTGTCGTATGCAGGGCTGCGGGTCTGGATGTAGTTATAAAGCAGCTCGTCGCCATACTGATTCATGAGCGTTCGGTACGGAATCCCGCCGCTACCAGTGTCCACGAAGGCAATGGACGAAACCGGGTTTAGCACTGCCGCGCGCCCGGTGAATGTCAGAGTGCCGGCGGCATTCATGAATAGGTAGCCCTGCTCAGACGTTGCCACGTTCTGCAGGTAGGTGAGGACGTTCGTGCCCTCAGTGATCGGGAAGGCTCCCAGTGTGGAGGAACCCGTCCCGACGCTGTACGGGCCCTGGTACGCGACCTCAGGGCGCGTGAGGACGTACGCCACGCGCGCGCTGCTGGATTCTGCTGAGGGCGTGACGGCGTTCATCGATTGGTTTGCCAGCACTGTGAAAGCGTCGGCGCAGGCCACGGTCGTCACGTTCGCATTCGTGGTGTAGCCGTAGTCGAGGTCCCAGTCGGTCACAAACCCGGTATAGATAATGACGCCACCGGCGAGAATCTGTACGGGCTGCCGTGGGGCGACGAACGGGTAGTAAATGCTGGCAGTGTTCAGCGGGTCGAGCAGGCGCGTGGGATCGTAAATCTGCATCTGCGCCGTGCCGCCGTTGAATTGTTCCATCTCACGGTTGCGGCCCCTGGTGATGCTCACCGATTGCACCATGCTGGTCAGGTCGACCATCTGGTAGCCGCCTAGGGTGCCCGTGTCGAGCAGGCCATAGGTGGCGTTATTCAGCTGAAACGGCGTCCCGAAGTTTACTGTGGTCTGAAAGCCAACCAGAACCTGAAGGGTCGGGGCGCTCATGCTGCCGCGAACACCGGGCCGCTACGGCGTTGGGCGTTCTGGATTGCCTCAATGATCTGCTGCCCGATCTGGTCCGGCGTGGAGACTAGTCCCGCCTGCACGTTAATCGTGATGCCGCCGCCCATGCCAATAGTTCCTGCACGGTTTAGCGGAATGACGGCTTCCGGGCCTGCCTCACCGATGAGGGCAAGCGTGGGGCGCGTGACGATTCCGCCCGTTGCCATGGGGTACGGCGTGGCAGGGTTTCCATCCCTGCCCCCTGGTCCGATTGCTCCACCGCCGCCACCACCGCTGTCAATGTTGCCAAACAACGCTTCGCCGATAGCGTTGCCTAGGCTGCCAATGCCGGACACGATCCACCGGACCATTTTCTTGCCCCACTCCACGAACGTATCTTTGAGCCCCTTAAGTTCCTCCCATACTGCGGTGGGAAATCCTTTGATCTTTGCCCAGAAATCGGCGGCAAGCGTTCCGGCGGTTTCTACAATCCATTCGATAATGGTGCCGCCCCAAGTCTTAATGGTTCCGGCGACGGTCAGAAATGACTCCCAGAGAACGCCCGGAAACCCTTTGATGTTCTCCCACGCGGCGGCGGCTAGGCCGGTGATGCCGGACGAAATCCAACCGATGACGGCGTTTCCGATTGACTTAAGCCCCTCGAGCCATCCAGCCGCCAGGGTGAGTAGTGCGCCCGGGAGTTCCTTAATTCCGTTCCATGTCAATTCGGCAAGTGTGGCGACGCCGGACACGATGCCGTTCACGATCGCTAGGCCAATATCTTTGGCATAGCCAAGAATGAGCATGGGCAGTGCGAGCAGCGTTGCCTTTATCCAGTCGACCACGCCGCCGATCATGGTCTTTAGGCCTTCCCACGCCGCGCCAAAGTCCCCGCGAATGAGGGCCGAGATAGCGTCAATCGCGCCGGAGACAATGTCCCAGGCGGCCATTAGTGGACCCTTCAAGTAGTTAACGACTATCTCGACGTAACCCTTCACCGCCGCGAACACTCCATCGACAATCTTCCGAAATGTCTCAGACTTCTTATAGGCAAGAATAAACCCGGCAGTGAGTAGGGCCACGGCTCCGATTATCGCCATGACGGTCAGCACGACGGGATTAAGCGCCAGAATGGTCATGGCAAGGTTAGCCCCCATGATCGCAAGCGCCAGCACCCCGACGGCCCCGGCGAGCACCACAAACACGGTGCTGTGTTCCTGCGCCCACTTGCCGAACCGCTGCAGCACCGGAAGGATCGCTTCGACGATAGGCATGAGCGCCGCGCCTATGGATTCCTTCGTTTCATCTACGGCAATGCCTAGGGCCTTCATCCGGCCAGCGGCTGTGTCGGCACTGGCTGCAGCGTCACCCTTGAAGCGCGACGACATAGCGGCGATTACTTCATCCGCGCTCGCGCCATTCTTGATCATCGCTTTAACGTGAGGATCTAGTTTGCCTAGCGCCGTCGCATTGCCCGCGTAGGCCTTGCTGAGTGCGGCAGAAACGGTGGCGAGCGGCTTGCCAGTTGCGGCGCTGATATCTAGGGCAATTTTTAGCCCGTCCTGCGCCTTGGCAAGGTCGCCGGTGCCCCGGGCAAGCGTGGCAAGTGCGGGCCTCAGCTCATCATCGGCCACCGCCGTCAGGTTTGACGTAGCGGTGATGAACCCATCGACGGATGCAATAGCCTCATCGGTTGCGTTCGTCGTCTTGTCCAGCGACCGCGTGAGTTGGTCTTGCGCGGCCTGATCCTGCATGGCGGCATTGGCCGCGTCAACCGCGCCGGCGGCTAGGGCAACCAGTGCGATGCCTGCGGGCAGTGCGGCCTTGCGAACGGCAAAACCGGCCTTCTTGCCGGTCGTTTCTAGCCTCTTAAATTGGCTAACGGCTTTGTCGATACCACCCGCATTGAAATCAGTGAGGATGGGGATTGTTATTGCCATTAGCGGGTTAGCTCCTGAACGGTCTTTTCGGCTTTTCTCACAAGGTGGTCAATACCTTCGACAATGGACGAATTAAACCGATCAAACACCGGCCAAAGAACACGACTGTTGCGCCCCCTAAGGCTTGCGTTAAATTGTGTTCCCGGATTCTTGGACCCCGCAACCTCAAAGATTGCGCCCGCTGCGTTTCCTTGACTGACGTAAACGACGTTATCTGTGCTTCGCCTGGTTGAAATCTTGACCTTCACGCCAGTGCGAACCTTGCGTACGTCATAGGGAAACTTTTGGTTCGCGCCTTGTGTCCAGTTTCGGCTCATGCCTTGAAGGGGCATGGAAGGGTATGCCGACTTCGCTGACGACACCATTGGGGCTAGTACATCTTTAACGCCCCGGTTGAACTCTTTACGTTGCTCTGGGTCCAACCGCCGTAAAGCCTTGATTGTCTCTTTCACTCCCACCACTTCAATTCTTGAATCGACTGGCATCAGTTGCGGCGGCTTTCGTTTATTACGTCTAGAACGGTGGTGAGGTCGTTATAGGTGAATGGTATGTCAGAGGGCCAGTAGCCGGTCGCCGTCACTACTTCGGCGAGTGCGCGGCTTACTGTCCCTCTTCTGTAGGTCCCGGCACTGCCTCATCATCCTCGACTACCGACAGATCGACTAGGGAGCGCAGGAAGTCATCGAGCTGCGCCGGCGGATTCTTACCGGCCGCGCGGGACGCCTCATATGCCAGATACCCCAGTTGCTCCACGGACACGCCGGTCTGTAGGGCACTGGCGGTGGTCTTGTACTTCCTCTCAAGCTGCACGATGTTAAATAGCGTCGTGTGAACGGTGTAGTCATCGTCGGCAGTTTTGACGCGGATGGTGAGTTCCATATTTTCCCTTTAGTTGGTAGGCGCTGGTTACGGCGTAATGTCCCGGGCCCAGGTGCCGGCCGAGAACGACACTTCGTAAATCTGCAGCTCGCCCACGGTCTGCACGGTCGGGAAATTAGGGATCATGGTGTTTGTGATCGTGTATTCCGGGTTACTCGCGCTGATTGCGCCCGCTTCGTGGGTGACCACAATGGTTGTGTCGCCTGCGCCCACTTCGGCGTTTAGCGTGGCCTCGACTTCGCCAGCTCCGTAGGAAGCGTAAAGCGTAATTGAACCGTCAACGGTCTGAAGCCCCGCGACCATACGCTCGCCGAGATCGCCAAAGGCGGTGGAGGTTAGCGGGTTAGAACCCAGCGTGAAGGTGATCGCGGAACACTGGTCAGTGAGGTCTACCCCACCGATAGTGATGCTGTGCGGCTGTGAAAGATAGGTGGTGGTAGCCACTGTCTAGCTCCTCATGGTTGATACGCGAATGGTCAAATCAAACGACGGGATATCCTGCCCGCCAATTGCCGTCATGGACGGGGTGCCACTGATGACGCTTATTTCCGAATCCATGATGGTGTCGGCGGTGGTCATCAGGTAATCGGATGCGTCTTGGTTGCCCGGAGGCGCGGCGAGTACGCGCAGGCGGAAGGTGATATCCGCAATGTTGGAATTGAAACAGGTGAACGTAGGCGGCTCGATGACGACAGACATAGGCCGCGCGTTCCGCGAATCAGTAACGACGGCAAGCCCGAGGGCCGTGAGACTGGCCGCGAGTGTCGCCTGGGCCTCCGCGAAAATGCCGGTGGCGCTCATGCGACTTGTGCCCGGTTTACGCCCAGCAGTTTGTTTATCTGCCCGTGCGAGCCGAACGGAACCGCGCCGCCCATCTGGTCGAATGACGCGAAGGAATCGACCGAACCGCGCTCACGGTAAAGCGTTGCCCCGTACATGATCGTGCCCAGTAGAACGTCGGGCCCGGGGACCGTGGTGAGAGAATCGAAGTAGCCCGATTCCCTGCGCCGGCGGTAGGCGAAAGCGTTAGCCGCGTTCGTCGCCACGGTCACAAAGGCTTCGTCATTCGGCGTGGCAGGATCAATGCCTAGCCAGTCCAATATGTCCTGGTCACTTGCCCAAGTGCATACGGGCTCCCACTCCAACGTGCCCTGGGGAATAACGGCATCCCGGGCGACGTCGTCATCCTCAGAGTAATACAGCAGCTGATTCGGCAGGATGATCTCGGGATCGAATAGCCAATCGCCCTCAGGATTGACGCCCAGATAAAGGTACGTCGGCACGGCCTGAATCACAAACGTGCCGTTGAACCCGGGAACGCTAGTCACCGTGACCACCTGCCCCGTGCCAATCTCAGTCACTTCAAGCGTCTGAATGACGGCATAGTCATCTATGCGCTGCGCGTGAGTAATTGAGTATTCAGACATGGGGCAGGTGGCCTAGAGCGGTCTAGAAGGTCGCCTTAATAAACTTGTCGGCGTCGATCATGACGGCCGACAGGTAACCCCTGAAGGCAATGGTGCGCGAGAGCGTGGAGGGAACGTCCACGGCGATTGCGCCCTTCTGCTGCTCGTACACCTCAAAGCCCTCAGCGTTACCCACAATGACGGTGTCAGTGGCGAAGTTGCGGTCGACCACAACCCTCAGACCAAAGGCCATACCCATTGCCTCAGTCACGGTCAGATCGCCGTAGGCGTTCATGGGTCCGAGCGACGGGAACAACGGACGCCCGGCAGTGTCCACAAGCCCGAGCAGGTATCCCCACATATTCGGACTGACGAACAGGTGCGTAGGCAGGTTGCCGTTACTGTTGGTGAGAATGTCCTGGGCGGCAGTGGACACGAAGTCAGCCCACTGTGCCGGGTTGGTGGCGTCGTTACCGAATGCCACCGTCTCCGTCGCGCCAGTCTTAAGCGTGTCGGCCGCGTAGTTGTCGGTCGTGTTGGCGTAAATGCGCGCCATATCGTCAAGCACGACGCCGATAACCTCGGGTTGAGTCCAGTCGATGACCTGCTCTGAAAGGGTGACGTAACCCGCAAACGACAGTTTCTGAACCGTGATGTCATCGACGACCAGCGTTCCGTCCTCGATGGTGCTGTTCTGCGTTGCCTGTTCCGCAATGCTGGTGTGGGTCGTCACCTTCGGGCGGATGAACGTCGAGCCGCCACCCGGCAGGGCGCGGGCACCGATAGCGTCAATGACGGGACGGTTGCCGCGGAAGTTGTTGTAAACCGGCTGCACGATTGGCAGCGGCAGGATGCCCGGGGTGTCGGTGGTGATGACGTCGGGAGCTGCGGCCTGAATACCCGCCTGCATTGTCTGAAACTTTGCGGGGTCGCTGAGCATTGCCGAAATGTATTCGGCCGGCGAAGGCATGATGAACGGGCGCTTTGCCTCTGCGTAGATAATCGGGTTAGTCGGAATGGTGGCCTCTGCCGCAATGGGCTCAGCCGTTACGGCGTCGGACATTTCCTGCTCCTCTGTGTCTGGTTCTGGATCGGGATCGGCCGCAGTAGCGGCCACCTGGGTGATTACTGCATCCTCGTACGCGGGGACCGCTACCAGTGAAAGTTCCACCAGTTTGGCCTCCGTTACCGTCATGACCCCATCGGGGTCGGTGGAGAAAGTAATGGGCACCGCGCCGACGCTTACGGAATCGTAGGCACCGGACTGGAGCAAGGCCACGGCGTCACGGCTCGCGCGCGTGTCGGCCAGTGTGGCCTCGAATTCAAGGCCTTGCGGCGAATCGGTGAGGGTACTCACGACGCCACGAAGCTGAGTCATATCGTGGTTCTCGATGAGCTTCGCGGCCTTCTGGGTAACGTCGAACGCGCCCCTGGCGAATTGCACGGACGTCCCGTCAGAGACCGTCGCCACTACGTCCCACGGGACGGCTAGCCCGCTGATGCGGGCGGGCTGCGTAGCGTCACCGGCCTGCGCGGTGATGAGTGTGGCGTCTGCATCAAAGCGGATCAAAGTTCCACCTCTTCGTTTTCCATGATCGAACCATCGGGCATGATATGGGTATCCATGTCGCCGATGTACGTTTCGGTGTCAAATTCAACGTGGCGGCCACGCGGCAGAACGTCGTCCATTGACAGGCGTTCCGCGATAGCGTGGAGCAGGGGCCGTGCGCCGAATTCGATGAGGTCCTGCCGGGATTGCTGCGCGTTGGCATAGGTCATGCCGGACTGGTCCACGGCCAAGAGATAGGCGGGTATGTCCATAAGCCTCGAAAGGTCCTTCGCCGAATACTCTCGCCCCTCACAGAGTTGAAGCTTCGACGGGTCACTGTCGAATTCCGTAAAGGTGATGCCCTCAGACAGTGCGCCGATTGCATTCTCGCGGCGTGACGATGACCATGACGCCGCCAGCTCGCCCAGTTCCTCGGACGACATAGGCTCCCCGCCGGTCTGTTGAAGGTAGCCCGCTGCGATCTCATTGGAGGCAAACCGCTCCGCCGCCTGGTCAAGCCGGATGGCACACTGCACGGCCCGCCGCCCGGTGTAGACAATGCCTTGCGAGCCAGAGAGGAAACACACTACGTCGCGGATATTAAGTTCGACGCCGTTAAACATAACGACGCCCGGGGACCCGAACCACTGCGGGCCGACGTTGTTAGGTGTCTCAATATTCGCGGCCGGGAGCCATTGAAAGGTCGCCGGAAAGCCGTTGGCATACCGGCTAGTGACAACCCAGAACGCGCGGCCCTGCATGATGAGGTCGCGGCACGTTACCGAAAGGGTGAAGTTACGGGCCTCAGTCGGGTTGGGCCTGGTCATCCATGATTCGCCCTCGATGTAAAGCTTCTCATAACGCTGTCCCGTCCATTGCAGTGTGTAACTGCGAAGGTCGAGCGTACTCACGACAGTGGAAAGCAGGCTGATAGCCCGGGTGACTGACGGCACCGACATAGCGGCGGCCTCAGCTGCGCCCACCTGAAAGCCGATGAAGTTCTGCGACCGTTGCGGCGCGCCCGCAGCGGCGGCGATGGGAGCGGTGCCCATCGCGGGTATGGCCTTCACCTTCGGGCGGAATAGGTCCATACCATAAGCATCCCTTATACGTCGGCGAAATACAAGGGTACGCGGCAGGGAGCCAAGGGAATGAAACCCCCTGCCGCGCGCTTATACGTTAGCGGCCGGCGAATGCTATCTGGGGCTTTTTGCGCGTCACGGGCTTAGCGATGATTGACGCGGCCCACACCATGCAACGCGCCATGGTGATCGGGCCCGGGGATCTCTGACTGACAATGGCATACCCATTGCGAGTTTCGACACCTACGGCGCGGCCTACATGCTCGCGCAGCATTTCCTCTCCGGTGTGTACCAAGCGGCCCTCATTTATAAGGCTTCGCACCGTGGAAGTGTGTGTCTGAATCTCGCCGTAGCCCACTTGCACTTTCTTACGCGCAAGTGACACCGGGGCAATGTCGAACATATTGGGTGGCATGGCAACGCTTACACACCCCGCGGCCTCATGCTCGACCTGCTCCCAGCACGACGCCAAGCTATCGGCGACGAATGCAACCGTGACGCCTATGCGCCCATCCTCCATCTCCACCGCACGGACGCCGGAATACAAGGCCTCGTCTATTGACGAATCTATGGCGAGTACGCCGCCGGCCGGAATGTCAGGAACCTCGAGGGCGTCGAACACCCCAGGGGCCAACCAGCTATTTACCGTCGTTACCCATACATTAAGGCTCGCGCGCAAGAATGCGCCTTTGTCAATCTGCTCCGATTCGTCGGCCAACACGGCCGGGTCCAGCGTGTAGCCGATAGCCGGGTTTGCCATGGGCCAGAGGTCGGGGCGCGCCATGTAGTCCACACCTGGAGGACACGACCACTCGGCCATAAAGAGCTTCGTGCGCTTGCCCTCATCAATCGCCCGTATGCCTTCCTCCCTCATCTGGGTCATGGCGTCGGATTCCTCCGTGCCCGCAGTGGACCAACATGAGAGCAACGGCGACCGCATGACGCGCTGCGATGGGATCGCGCCGTTCAGTAGAACGGATGAGCTGATGTTCCATATCTCGTCGGCGAATACGTAGTGCGGTGAGTAGCCGTGGAAACTAGACTGGGTCGCGGCCTGCACAAGCCACCGGCTGCCACCGGGCATGATGACCTCGTTTAGGCCAAAGGTTTTCTTTGCCTTTGCGCCCCATTCCTCGACAAGGATGGGCCACAAGGACTGAAATATCTCCGTTGCCAGAATCAGTTTGTGAGCTGTGGAAATGATTAGCACCGGCTCGCCCCGGCGTTCAGGCTCGCGCGTCAGTGCCCACAGGATCATGGCCCGCAGGGCTGCGGTCTTTCCGTTCTGCCGGGCAACGGACACGAGGGAGCGGCGGTAGATTAGGTCGCCCTGGTCGTCGTGCTGCAGCTGCCCGTCGACGGCCAATCTCTGCCACGGCATGAGGGTGATTCCTAGATACGTCTTCGCAATCTCCGCCACCTCGTGCCCGTAGGTAGCCGATGTCGGCAACCCAGATATCAGGCGCGGCGGTATCTCACGCGGTCCCGATGAATCCAGCAGCGCGGCTAGTGATCTAGACGAATCGGGCTCAGTCTGGGGCGTTGGCGAGAAAACGTTAGA